CACCACCAGGAACAGGCGGTGCTGTTGGTGTAATACCACCTTCTGCTTTCTTTACCGTTCGTGCGACTGCTTGTGTTAAATCTGTCTTAGACCATCTACGATATACCATATCACCAGTGCCAGAGAGTGCATAGCGTTTAGTACCGTTTCTTAACGCTCTTGCATCATGTACAGACAACGAACTTATACTTCTTATGAACTTCTCAGCGTCAATTTTATTAACATAATTAGCCACGGCTTTTTTATACACTTCTACATCTAATGGTACTATACTCTCCACAGTCCCGGCCAGATCACCTAAGCCACCAAGATCAAACGTTGACCCTTCTACTGCTGTGGCTGTAGTAATTTTTTTAACGCCCTGTGGAGCACTAGCAACAGGTGTTGTACCACCTGCCTGCGCTTCGGCTTTTAACTTATCCGCACCAGACTCTGCCGCCTGCATTATTCTTGCCCATTTTTCACCTACAATACTATGTGTGGTTGTCTCTAAGCCAGTGCCTTTTATCATATTAGTATAAAATTCTAATTTGTCTGTAGATGACAAATGCGGATTATCTAATATGCGACTGATTGCTGTAACAGTATCAGCACTTAATGCTTTACCTTTACTGTCTATTGCAAAATGCGTCATGGCAAAACGAAGAACAGATAAGTCTTCGTCTAAGTTTTGTACTAGCTTATTATATATATTTCTGTATTGTGCTAGTTGTGTAGCATCCAATTGTCCTGTAAACGTCAACGCACGTAAGTCTTTAAACCCCGATTTTTCTATTGCGTGCATAGCGCGCATAACTTCTTCGGGTAGTTCGTCTGCAGTTCTTATTGCATAAGTCCCGGCTCCGGTTTTAGTAATACTAGCCGCCCTGGATTTTTTTACCATAGAAACTAACTGCCCTGCAAACCCGAATGCCGCCATAGTTAACATTTCTGACGCGGCCCAGTGAGCTGGTCTTGCACTCACCCACGAGAGTGCTTTCAAACCAAATCCAGCGTCTTCTGGTAACATTCTTGGTTCTTCTGGTTCTGTAAGCGCAAGACGGGGTAGATTTAATGCGCCAGCAGCACGTATAGCATCATAAGTCTCATGGGTTCTTGGATTAGACAAAAATTTATACATACGTGGCCATTTAGTAGAAGCTAAATCTGCCTTACCTGCTGCATATTTAATCTTAGGAAATAGTTTTATACCTGGATGCCACATACTCATTAACTTATAAGATACTCTCCACGGATACGCAAAGCCAAGTATACCACCAAGCGTGGTAGCAAGCATATGCCCAGTAGGTCCACCAACGTCTTCTTCTGGTATTTCTGATATAGCTATATCTAAAGCAGCGCTTAGTGGTACTTTGCCTAGTTTAACTATGGGTCTCATACCAAACTGCTGAAACTTTTGTGATTTGTACTGTTCATTAAACCACTCAGCGTAATCTTTGTCATCATACAATTCGGGTAAGACTTTTAAAGGTATCAGACTTAAAAGCTCCCGTGCGAAACCAAGTCCTACAAGTTTCCGGCCTTTAGGTGTAAGCACACCCGCAAAACCCACAACAGCTTTTTGTATCGGAGACATACCAGGAGGTAATGGACCAAAAGGACCATCAGTAGGTGGTTGCGTAGTCGGCGTTGGCGTAACCGGTGGTGCACCTGCTGACGTCATTAGCGGACCAGTAGGTGGTGGTGTGGTAGTAGGCTGCACTAAACTCGGAGGTGGTGTAGCAGACTGCCTAATAGGTGGCGCGACCGGAGTTGTGCTACCAGTAACAGCAGGCGGTGCATAATTAGATTGTTGCTGTTGTTGTTTATTTAACAACCTTTCTGTGTATTCATCTAATGCCGTCATTCTTGTACTCCTTGAGAACTAAACGGTTGAGTTGCAATTTTACGTCTAGCTAACTCTCGTGTTTTAGTTTCTTTGTAGGCTGCTTCAAGCTCTGGTATTCTTCGTAAATACTCTACAAACCACGCGCCGGGATTGTATGTTGTGTCTTTATATAATTCACCAAACCACATAGGTCCATACACTGATACAAAAGCGGCTAGGCTATATGGATCGTAGCCATGTTTTTTATACACATACATAGCCATTATAAATCGGGCTTTAACTACATTAGCACGATCAGCAATCGTCAAACTTTCTGCTTGATTTTTAGCCGAAGCAGTTTGTGGATACATAGAATTCAAAACATAAGCTGCCGCAATTTCAGTGCTAAATGGTCTATACTCAAGAAACTGGTCTATGTCGTCAGGATTATATTCGATTGGTGGTTCTGTTTTTACTGTCCGATTATGATACATAATCAACTGTCTAATCATCTCTGTGTATGTCGCTAATGCAGACCTTGTTGCTTTGACCAAACCAGTCTTACGCACTTCCTCCCCTAACTTAACAGGACCAGTAATCAGTGCCGGGAATGCACCAGCCTTCACTTGGTTAGCTATTCCATACACTTCTGCCACTAAATTAGCTGCTGCTCTGTCAGATTGCAATGCAGTTTCCCACGCTTTGGAGTGTCTTTCTATGGCTTTGTCGCGTATGCCAATTTCATCCATTGCATATTTGCGTTGACTTTCTGTGTCTTCTACATTAGCAGCAGCATTAGCAGCAGCCTCTGACGCTTTAACGCCATACTTTGCTTTTTCAAGCTGTGCACCTAAAATTTCTAAACTCCGCAAATGTTCTTCTTTTTTGGCCTTGTTGTCAGTAGTTAAAAACTCCATACGTTTGTTTAAATACTTTTCGTCAAGTTGTTTACTAACTAACTCTTGCTTACCTACGAGGAGTTTATAATCACTATGTATCTGTGCAGCACGTAAATCCATCAGCTTAATTTCTACGTCTTTAGTGCGCATGAATTTATCGTGTGCCGCTTTATCTATATTACCTGCAATAAGAGCCTGGTTAGCTTGTAAGTTTAACTGCGCAATCTTATGCCTACTCTCTGCCTCTGTTACATCTGGCATTTCTAACATACCAAAATCTCCGACAGTAATAACACTCCCAGTCGCACTACCTCTTTCACTAATTGGTCTAGCGCCTTGTTGAATAAGCAACCGGTAGGTCTCCAGTGCGTCTTTGTCACGTGTCCGTTTACGTGTTGCTTGGTTTTGTCGAGTAGCCAAAAGTCCTAACGCTGCGCCTTGTCCTATATAAGACCACGGTGATACCATGTTTTAATACTCCTATTGTTTGCTATAAGCTGTTTCTGCTTTTGGGCCTGTGAGTGAAGCAAAGTCTGGTGCTGGTTGTTTAATATCTTCAGGTGCATTTGTACCACCAGGCGAAGACTTTTCTGCTCTATCAGTAGCGAGTTGTACTAAAGCCTGTGTAGTCTTACTCAACCCCTCACCTGCCGTTTGTACTGGTGTGAAGTCGGCTTTGTATGTACCACCACTAATTACATTCCTAATTAGCTCTGGATTACCTGTTAGAATAGTTCTCGCAGCTGTTCTATTCTCTTGGGTCCATTGTAGATTCTGTTTTGTAACTGCTGATTCTAACGCCCTTTCGGCCGCACCTAACGCATGTGCCTCATCCAAAGCAAGTTGTGTTAACATACGTTCTCTACTGCCACCAGTAGCACTATCAACAACAGTACGTCTTTGTTTTCTAAACGTATTCCCAATCATGTAACGCGTTTGTTCGTACTCACTATTTATCTGATCCCACGCAGGCTTCATCAGCGGATCGTCAATTGCAGTACTTTTACCTTGTGTATAACCACTAGCCCACGCAAGAAGATTACGATAACCACTCTGTGGATCATTTGGTTCTTGTAGTCTTTGTGCTAGTTCGATTAAACTATCCATACGCTGGCGTTCTTCTATAGTCGCAGATTCATATGAAGCAGCCGCCTCTCTGACGTCTTCCGGACCTGTTACAGCGCCGTAGATAGCAGTACCTGTGCCTATTATAGTACCCACACCAGTCACTGCGCTTATTAAACTATCCCACCAACTCATTCGTAATTCCTCCCTAAGTCAGTAACATCAAGATTTCCGCCAGCATCTACTGTAACTCTCCAATAATGCTGTGGATTTGCGTTATCACGTAAGACCACACCTCTGCTTGTGCCTGTAAAAACCGCGTCTACGTTAAGTATCATAGTACTATGTATTTTTGGTACTCCACGAAAGCCCTCGATTCTGTCTAGTCTATCACTGATTAAGTCAAAAATTCTGTCTAACTCCACAAGCAATTTATCCGTATCTGCTGTCCGGATTCTATAAAGACTATCACCTAATCCACTTGTCATACAATAAGCATCCCCCGGAAGATGTGTGTTTCTGGTTGTGGTGTAGAACTCGCGGTGGCTTTTACATGCACAACCTGACCTTTAATACCATCTGGTAGCCTATGCCATAAGTTTTTTGTTGCACTGTTTAAATCGGTTAACGTAACACTATATACGGATCTATCGTCTACAAAAAATTCCAGTGTCCACGTACCTAATGCGTCAATTTTAAACTTACTCAGCCACCCGATTTCGGGGCTGTATGTACGTTTCATACCAGTAGGCGTGGTTTGATATTGTGCATCGCTAGTAACCGGATACGCCTTTGTAACCAAAATCGGGCTTGCGGAATCGACACTACTCGACGCCGCAGTTAGTAAATTATGCACAGTAAACGCACTGCTATAAGTCAACGCACCATATAACTCACCCTTACTCTCATCCGCATATATATCCGTACAAGCAACAGCGTGAATAACCCAGGTGTTGCGTATGACATCATATACAATTAACCTATTAGTAACACTCCCATCAATAGCTTGCATTGGTGCAAGAAGATAATAACTACTACCCATAAACGCACCTCGACAAACAGCACTCATGCTACTTCGGTCTATTATCTCTACGTCTGTAGTAGCCACTTTGTCAAATATCTTTTGTATTCTATCACTTACACGCACAGCACTTCTACCATCAAAACGATAAATGCCATCGTAGGATAAAAAATAAATTCCACCTAGGCCACTAACTGAACTCCACCGTGCGGCAGAACCTACATGTGCTTCTGTGCTACGAATAGTAAACGCATCAATGGTCTCACCGTGTAGTCTACTCACACCGCCTTTGTGCATAAAATAAACAACGTCTGCAAACATGTGTATATTTATAATACCCAACCCTGCAGATGTTGTAGACTGCCAATAAGTCGACGGCCAATTATCAGGATGTTGTGGTATACAATAATACAACCTATCGGGATATGCAGATATACCACCAAGTAATAACATGTTTTTATAACTAAAAACAACATCACCCACAGGTGGAATATCCGCGTCTGTTATTGCTTGTATTGTCAACTGTGAATCACCTATTCCATCTATGAAGTCAGTGATAGTATTATCTGGTATTGTGCCTACTAAGTAATAATACCCACCAGCAGCAAGTGTTCTATACAATCTTCGCGATGTTACTCGTGAATCACCAGAAATTAAAATGTCATTCAATTGCACACTTTGTCCGCTAGTAACAGACAACTTAGCACTAGCAGGTGATGGCTCCGATTCTGTACCAGTAGCGTTGTCATAAAACGTATAAACATATTGATAAGAGCCAGTAGACAAAGAGCCACTAGTAGCACCAACACGTGTAGTAGGACTACCACTAGGCTTGTCAATGCCCCAGGTTTTTAATGTAGTACCATTATGCGCTAACATGGTATTACCGTCTGTAGCGTAGATGTAAGTATAAGTACTCAACTCCGGCCTTAGAGTAGCGTAAGAAATATGTTGGTTAGTTTTTATATTACTCGCAGCGGTGTGCACAACACCTGTTAATGAATTCCAGACATAAAGTGTATTGCCACTACTATACGCAATCAGGCGTTTATTTATGCCTTCCACATCCGTTTGAAATATATTATAAACAGCAGCAGAGAAGGAAACGTCTTTGAAGTAGGAATTTAGTGTGTTTAAACTTCTACATCTTGCGTTGCCTACGTCAGTAAAATCCAAGTCAACAGCTTTATACAGCTGATTGTCGGCTATTTTACTTTGGTCTACTCCGTTTACTAATCCACCTGATAAGTCTATTATTATTGTCATATTACTTTCTCTGAAAAATACGCTTTATAGCGTTACAACCTAAAGTAAATAATTGCCACATAAGTTGACTTTTCTCTAAATCTTGTCCGTCATTTTCTTTCTCATATGCCAAGGCCAAGACTCCCCATTTTATTACTACTATAAAACCGTTGTCTACATAAAGTTCGCTGTCAGGAGTTACTACATCATCTAAGCGACCTTTGTACCAAACCACAGCAGCGTCATCTGCATTACGGTCGTATATGCTAACGCCAATAGGTTTGTTTAGATGTATAGTAGCAGTAGCAGTCGTTGAAACGCCCGTAGTATAAGCGTCAACTATTATGCCATGATCTATGGTAGTGCCTGTATTATGACTTCCATCGCTGAAAAATGCTTGTACAACTCCGTCTAGTACAACTCTGGACACAATACCAATATGCGCTGAACCTGGGGCTATTGCACCTGCGTCGTCTGTTTTCATTTGCCATAATGCAGAAGTTGTTGAGTCGGTTAAATAAACAACATCAGCAGATGTTTGTGCACTGGCAGCAGTAGACAAAACGCCTACGTTATTAATTGTTAAATCCCAAAAGGTTGTTAGTCCTGGTAAGACAAAACTTGTGGTTGTAACACCAGAAATTGTAGTGGAAATATTTCCGGCTGCTATTGTAATGTTCCAGATATTACCGTCTGGAGAAGTAACAGTTAATGTATTATAACCACCACCATAGACCAAACCCGCAGCTATATCAGGCACAGGAACAAAGCGTATAACTGCGTTACTGCCAGAGCCAAATACTGTAGCACCGTGTGGTGTACCAGTTGTGCCAGTTGTCCAGTCAGATTGTAAGAAATCTAAATCACTTAAGCGTACTAAGTCCACCTGTGTTTGATTGAATAAGAGGTAAAAAATCCTATCAAAGTCTTCTGGTACACCAGCTTCGCCTGTTGTTGGGTTGACGTTACGGATATAGATCTTATCAACAATACCGGTGTTGACAGAAAAAGCACGTATGATTATACGTATATATTCAAGAATCTCAGCCTTTGTCCATATAGGACTATTAAGGAAATCTTCTTGTAGTATATCACCTATGTCTGTTAGTAAGGTACTAATTTTCATTTTGTTTTTGTTCTGGTATTGGTTTCTCGTTTGTCAACGGGCCTGCGTAGGCAAATTCTAGTGGAAAAGGCTCGTAGTCGCGCCCGCTCGGAAACCGTGATTTTATTGTATTTATCAACTCATTTAAGCGTTCTACAAATTGTTTAAAAATAACCAACGCTGCTTTTGTCCTACTTGGTTCGCTGATTAGACCGTAGAAATGTGCGTAGATAACTAGTAAGTCTTGAAAGTCCTCAGTCAACCGTGGAGTGTCTGTATCAGCACTTAGATCAATAGGAATGTATGCGCCTATTATGTTTAGGTTAGTTCGACCGGAGTCGTCAATAGGGCATAGTATAAGTGCATTAAACATATGATGATAAGGGTTTATGTTTGTATAATATTGTTCACCCGTTGAGTCTATCTGTCCTTCCCATTTAGTAGCGTAGAATTCTAACTGATCTGGCCGGACTGGATTTAAACGTTTTCCCGATTCGGCGTTCGCAACGTACAAAGGCGCAAAGCATGTTGCGGTTGTAGAAGTAGGTTGGGCCACGAAGTTTCTGCTTCCGGGGATGTTTAGTGTTGTTCTACGTTCGTCGAATAAAGCAAATAGTGCAATCAACTGGTGGCCTTCGTTTATTGCTTTGTTTATAAAAGCATCTGAACGATGGATTGTGTCTTCAAAGAGGAGTTTTTTTACTACTGAACGTATTTCTGATAGTGTCATAACATATCCACATCATGGTCTAAAGTGAAATTATCGTCAAAACTAGACACACCAAAAACATTCTTGACTCTTCTTGGCAATGATTGTGTATCCATGTCTTCTAAGATCATACGACGGAGTTCAACCTCGTAATCCGTTTTCGCATCACGTGCTAAGCCTATGAACGCAGGGTTTTGTGTTACTGCATAAGACAAACGGTAGCAGTCAAACAACGTCCCGGCTTCGAGTATTTCCGTACGAAAAACCGGGGAGTCTGTGTCTTCTGTTAAATCACTAATTGTCTTACGATAATAAACTGTAACTGCATAATCACTACTTGGCACTGGCCAAACTTCAAAACTCACAATGCCCTCTACTGCGGTGGTTTTACTAACATTAGACCAATATACAGGCTCGCCAGTTGACGTTCTTTCAGGATCGAGATTGTTTAAAAACTCCTGTGATCTTTCAACCAATCGAGTCTTATAAACAACATCTATTATCTCGTTAACATTACCAACAGCTGGGCTATGAACACGCTTGCTTAATGTATACGCACTTTGTGTCGTATCAGCATTAGCGTAGTCTGATTCTATCGTTAATCCTGTAGCGTCAACGATTGTAGATATAATATACTCTTGTGGATCATCCCCAAAACGCATGTACCAACCAACATGACCCGAAGCGAAAGTAGTACCTGTACCTTCTACACTTGTGCCTGTTTGATACACTGCTACAGTCTCACCCGTGACAGAAGTATGTTGGGCGTATAAGCGTACTACTGTCGAGTCGAATAAAAACGACCATTTTTCCGCCGCTAAAATTTGTTTATAACGTACATTTATTCGTTGCTTTATTACAGGTATGCTAAGCAACGGACAAAACTCTCGGATGTT